GTGTTCGCTCTGCTAATGCTCCGAAAAGAGCATGATTCTTTACGAGTTTGTGTAGAGGATGACTGGAAACGACTCGTTGCATTCCCTTATCTATCTTACTAGCCTTTTCGGCCCCTGCTTTCGCAAATTGGGCGTACTCATAATCGTCATCCCATTGCTGGAGGACGAGGTCGGCAAAACCTTCAACTCCGTAACGCTTAATTACTTGCTCATTTGTCGCTAATCCCATTTCCTTATAAGGGTAACCTGGGCTCTTCTTGTCCTTCACTCGATTTGAGTCGATAATGGAGGCAATATTAGCCTTCGATTTGTAACCTTTCTTAACAGGAAAACGGAGATGCTGCAACCGAACCATCATGATCTTGTGCGCTCGCTTCAACTCTTCTGCTGTAGGAGGTCGAGTGACTGTGTTACAGTTTAGCTCGTACAGCTCTAAGTGCTTGCGTACAGAAGTCTCTTCTGTTTCGTATGTGCTTTCAGGCATCACGTATTTGTGAGGTTCATAGCCAATTTTTTCTAGCTCCTCTGCCTTGGATTCCAAATATGCTACCACTTCTGGTACCATAGCCATAGGTGACTGCACATGGACTGGTTTTTTCTGCTCCGCCACATAGACACCAGAGTCCGGAACCTTTTCAGGTACTACCGCTACTTCGTTCTGTTGGGTCGGTGCTGATTCATCAGCCCATGAGGCATTCACTGGGAGTGGTTCAAGCCAGCTTCCTGGACGCATCTTGCCAGCCTGGATTTTAGCCTCAATCACTTTTTCAAGTTCTTGACGGTCTCTCATCTCAGCCTGTAACATTTCATCTCGTCTCTCAAGCTTGGTTCGATACTCCTCTACGTCATCATCGTCAAAGAAACGCACTGCTCCATTCCGAAACTCCGCAACAAGAGCGCCGTCATCAAGTTCACGGACCGTCGCACGACGACCGCCGATCTTGATTTCTCGAGCGTCTTCCTCCTCGATTTCGAAACTTTCAGAAGCCTCTTCGCCAGTTTTGACTAGGCGCAGGACTGCTTCAACACGAACTGCCCGATTATGACCGTCCGCGTGTCCTGTGTGGATTCCAACCACATGTTTGCCGCAATAAAGCGGCGCCCCGGAAAAACCAGGGTGTGTCGTTGCCGTATGCCACAACTCACTAACTCCTGAGCCAGCAAGGGTCTTGCCTGGACTTGTCATCAAAAGGCCATCGGAATTGAATCCAACAGCGCTGACAACTTGTCCATAACAACTTTCCTTCGCAGTACTACTCGCGCCTACCGCTAAAAAACTCCAGTGCTTTGGGTTCATCTTAATAATGAACACATCAATGCTATCATCGGGATTTAGGTTTGCGTCTAAGTCAAATAAGTCTGTGTCAACAGCTAACGGGTTTTTGTAACGCAAGCGACATTTATCTCGCTTGTATTCCTCAACCCCTACGAGAAAAACTTTGGAAGTTCCATTAGCCACAACGTTCGCCACATGAGCAGCAGTAACGAGGTAGTCATCTGAGCGCCAGAAGAGACCAATAACTCTGAGCCCAATTGGGCCTTCTGTCTCGGATTCCTCAACGCAGATCGCTCCTACGTTTCTTTTACTACTTGGGTATAACGTGGACCCTGGTAATGCCATCTCGTCAGCTATCGCTTGATTCGTCATATCACGATGATCATCTACATCTACTGCATTGTGGATAATAGTATGTGTCTCGCCATTGATGATAAAGTCGGTAACCCAACGTTCTTTCTTCTCATCGTACCGCTTGCCAATGTACTCCGGCTTCTTATCTGTCATCTTTTTGATGAGTTGGTAGGGTCTGAAGATTTTTCCAATTGAGCGGCACATATGTGCCAAGATCCGATAAAAGAACCATAAACAAAGCGACATCATAATCAAGTCGAGAAAAGCCTGAGCTTCTAACGACAACACTCGATGTCTTGCGAATGCAAGTTGGTACACTTCAAAGACTAAGTACTC